ATGGAGATGGGAATACCCAAACTATTCTAAATCATATATAGTATCAGCGGACGTTGCTAGAGGAGATTCTTCGGATTATTCTACTGCACATGTCATTGATGTTGAAGCATCTACTCAAGTTGCAGAATATAGAGGTAAGTTGGATACAAAGGATTTTGGAAACTTCTTAGTAGCATTGGCAACCGAATACAATAACGCACTATTAGTGATTGAAAACGCAAACATTGGTTGGGCAGCTATCCAACAAGTATTAGATAGAAACTATTCTAATTTGTATTACACATCTAAGGATTTGAAATATGTAGATGTTGACAATCAATTATCAAACAGATATCGTTCAGAGGATAGAAATATGGTAGCCGGATTTTCAACTACATCAAGAACCCGACCTTTGATTATCTCAAAGTTGGAAGAATATGTAAGAGAAAAATCAATCGTAATTCGTTCAGTAAGAACCATAGATGAACTATTTACATTCATTTGGAACAATGGTAGGGCTGAAGCAATGAGAGGTTACAATGATGACCTTACAATGGCATTAGCGATATCACTTTGGGTAAGAGATACCTCACTTAGATTAAGACAAGAGGGAATTGATTTAACAAAACAGGCCATTAATGGTATAACATCATATACTTATAGTGGTATATATGGTGGTAATGATATGGATGAAAACCCTTGGCAAATGAAAATAGGGGATTCCGTTGAGGACCTATCAAAATGGTTATAAATTAACTTTGTGATATTTATATAGTATAAGTTAATTATTTAATTAGAATATGGAAAATCATACTTTAGAATTATACAATGAATTTAAAAGCATCTTCGAAGAGGATGTTACTGAATACTATGTAGAAAACTACTATGATTTAAAAGAATTCGTAGAATTTTTGAAAAACTTAAAAGAAGATATTAACGAAGCTGAATATCAAGGTAGAGAGGTAAAACTCAACAAACCAATGAGAGGTGATGTTAAGAAATTCAAAGTTTATGTTAAAAATGAAAAGGGAAATGTTGTGAAAGTTAACTTCGGACATGGTGGAACATCAGCTAAAGCAGCGGGTGAAGAAACTATGAGGATTAAGAAAGATAATCCAGAAAGAAGAGCAGCATTTAGAGCAAGACACAATTGTGATAGTCCTGGTCCGAAAACCGGAGCAAGATATTGGAGTTGTAAAGCTTGGTAAAATAAAGGTTATAAAAAGGAAAGAAAATGGCAGAACAACAAAATAGTTCATTCTTCGAAAGATTAACAAAACTTTTCTCCACTCAAGCAATCGTAAAGATTGACAAGGATGGGAAGAGAAAAGTTGTTGATGTCGATGATAGACAACAGGGTAGTACTAACCTTATGAATTTAAGAGATAGATACACCAAACTACAAAGGTCTTTTTATGGAGACCAGATGGCAGCTCAATCAATGGCATACCATCAAGTTCGTAGAGAACTTTTCAGAGATTATGATGCTATGGATAATGACCCAATTATCGCATCCGCATTAGATATCTACGCTGATGAATCTACCCTCAAAAATGAATTTGGTGAGGTAGTTCAAATCAAAACGCAAAACGAAAGAGTAAAGGCAATATTAGAGAACCTATTCTATGATGTTCTTAATATTGAATTTAACTTATGGGCATGGACTCGTAATATGGTAAAGTATGGAGATTTCTTCCTTTTCCAAGAGATTCAGCCAGGTGTTGGTATTGTTAATGTAAAACCACTTCCAGTTTACGAAACTGAAAGATTGGAAAATACTGACCCAAATAATCCAAACTATGTAAAGTTTAAAGTAACACATGACCCAATCGGAAAAGGTGAGTATGAGAACTATGAAGTAGTTCACTTCAGATTATTATCAGATACAAACTTCCTTCCCTATGGTAAGGCAATGATTGAGAATGGTAGAAGAATTTGGAAGCAAGTTTCCCTTATGGAAGATGCGATGTTAATTCATAGAATTATGAGAGCTCCGGATAAGAGAGTTTTTAAAATTGATATTGGTAACATTCCACCACAAGAGGTAGATAACTACATGCAAAAGATTATCAACAAAATGAAGAAAACTCCATTTGTGGATAAATCTACTGGTGATTACAACTTAAAATACAACATTCAAAACTTAACGGAAGATTTCTTCTTACCTGTTAGAGGTGGTGATAGTGGAACTGAAATTGATACTTTAGGTGGATTACAATACACCGCTATTGAGGATATCGATTACTTAAAGAATAAAATGTTTGCAGCTCTAAAGATTCCAAAAGCATATTTGGGATACGATGAGAATGTAAATGGTAAAGCAACTCTTGCTGCAGAAGATGTTAGATTTGCAAGAACAATTGAGAGAATCCAAAGAACGCTTATTTCAGAATTAACTAAGATTGCAGTAACACACTTAGCAGCTCAGGGAATCGATGGAATGGAGATGGTGGATTTTGAATTGAATTTGGTAAATCCATCTACAATTTATGAGCAAGAAAAAGTAAATCTTTGGAGTGAGAAAGTTAGATTAGTTTCTGATATGACTCAATTAAATATGATTTCTAAAGATTGGGCATATCAGAATATCTTTAATATGAGTAAAGATGAAATCGATTATCAGAAAACTCAACTTATCAATGACCTTAAAGATAGATATCGTTATCGTTCAATTGAGGATGAGGGTAATGACCCTGCCATGCAATCTGAACCAACTGATGTTGAGGATGAATTGGAAGAATTGAAAACCGAATTAAAGGATAAGGGTGGTAGACCAAGAGAAGGGAATACCTATGGAAAGGATAAACATCCATATGGTAGAGACCCACTTGGAGCTAAAGAAAACCATAAAGCGATGAAGAAAAATGAATCATCCATTGGTAGAACAGCTACGAAAAAAGCACAAGAATATGTGAATGGTATTTCATCAAAAAGAAAGGTAATTTCAGAAAAAACTGACTTTCTAAGTGATACTAATCTATTAGACGAACAAAAATTTAATAAATAAAAATTAACTTATATTTATATACGATAGATTTTCGTATAGGAATATATTATTATAGGGTAAAAAAATAATGAAGAGGGTAAAACATTCAAAATTTAAGAATACAGGTATTCTATTTGAACTTTTGGTGAGACAAATCACCTTGGAGGTTCTTAATGGAGATACGACCGAAAAAGCGAAAAATATCGTAAGAGAATTCTTTTCGCCTAAAACTGAACTTAATAAAGAGTTGAGATTATACGAATTGCTTCTAAAAGAAAAATATAATTCCGAATCAAGAGCTGAAAAATTCATTGATACTATCAATGAAGCACATGATAGAATTAATCAACCAAAATTACAGAAGGAAAAATATAATTTAATCAAAACGATTAACGAATCGTTTAATATGGATGAATTCCTTTCTTCACCTATTTCAAATTATAAAGTATTAGCATCTATCTATAAAATCTTCGAAGCTAAAAAGATGGGAGATTATGATGTAAAAGATGTATTTAACTCAAAAATTACCCTAATTGAGAACATCACATCAAAACCATCAAAATTAGTTGAAAGAAAAGATGAGGCTAATCAGATTGTAGAAAGTTATAAAAAGCAAGATAAAGATTTAAGATTGCTCACTTATAAAATCTTAGTAGAAACTTTTAACAAAAAGTATTCTAACTTAGATGAGAATCAAAAACAATTGTTGAAGCAGTATATTAACAATATTACCAATACAACCGGTTTCAAATCTTATGTTGAGAAAGAAATTCCAACAATTGTAGCTGAGTTAAAAACATTATCAAAATCAGTTAATGACAAAGTTACTAAAATAAAATTAGCAGAAACTATCTCAGTTTTAAATAAAACTAAAATTGGTAAGGTAGTATCTGATAATCATGTTTCATCATTGATGATTTCATACGAACTCATAAAGGAGTTAAAGGATAAAGTAAATGGAAAATAGGTTAAAGGAACTTATTGAAGATTTGATTGCTGAGATTGAGCAAGAAGAATTAGATATTGAAGAGGCAACCACTACATCTAATGTAGATGGCTATAACACTCCAAATGCTTTTAAGGATTCCGATGGAACCGATGAAGATGATGAACCTGAAAACACTTTTATCGATAGAATAAACCAATCAACTGGTTATAAAAGAGTTGATGAAAATCGTTGGCACGAACTAAGAAAAGATGAATCCTCACCAAGACAAAAAATTGGTAGAGGAATTTCTAATGTTAATAGACAGCTTTCTGAAATCGAAACATTCCTAAATTGGTATGGTAAGATTAAGAAAGAAAGTGGAATCAACTCTGACCAATATTGGAAAAGAACACAAAAGAATTTGTTTAGTATTAGAGAAAGATTAAACAACATCGTTCAATCGATAAGTAAATTATAAATTGGGAATTAAAGATATGAGTATTACCAAAGAAACCTTCAAATCAACACTCAGAACCATTATGAAAGAGGAATCTGAGTATCAAACATTCTTCAAAAAAGCATTGGAGAAATCTGGAAAATCTATCCCATCAATGAGTGATGAGGAGAAGAAAGAGTTCTTCAACAAAATTGATGCAGCTTGGAACGCTAAAGGTGAAAAGAACGAAGAA